AAGACGGCGATGCCGAAGGGATGCGAGCGGCTGACGCTCGTGAAGATGGAATGGTTCGAGGAATGGATCGGAGTTGGCGAATGATTCCAGGAAAAAATAACGCGCCCGTGGATTGGAGCCCGCAGGGCGCGGCCTTTGAAAGCGAAACGCCGCCCGGCGGCCAACCGGGCGGCGGCAGTGCTGGCTCCGCAGGATCGCGCCTGCAGGCATCGCGGGCAGAGGGCGGTTGCTGACCCGCCGTTTTCCACGAAGGGCTTTTTGCCATGCTGCGCACGGCGCTAGCCCGCATCGCCATTCCTCGCCGGGGCGCGATTAGCACCTCCAGATTGCCTGGGCCGTGCGGCCTTCGGCCTATGACGCTTGCCGGGCGCCCGACGCTGGAGTTCCGTCTCCCCGTGGCGATGCGACGCCGCCCGGGGTTCAGCACCCCCGGCTTTGTCCATCCGGCTTATGCGGAGCCACCCGCAAGGCCCGGACGGCTCACATGGGCCTCGTGCTCAAAACGTTGGCCAAAGGGACCACCTCCAACGAATCAGAGTGTGTTTTGGGCGCGTTCGGTGTTAGTGCATGGTACTTCCCGTTTGTAAACGGAATGGAAACGGAAAGGTGTCGGATGTCGTTGAAAAAGCGAAGGGCCTACGCGCTGATGACGCAGGAGCAACTGGCCGAGGCGGCGGGCATATCGTCTCGCACCGTTAAGAAGATGGAAGCCAAGGGAGTGGGCGGTTCGCCTGCGCGGCAGGTTGCGAAGGTTGCCCGGTGCCTCGGGTGCACCGTGGAGGATTTGATTGGAGAAGAAGATGGGAAGAAATAACGCGGCCGAGGATTGGAGCCCGATGGCCGCGGCTCAAAAAAGCACTGAAGATTCTACCACGTTCGCCGACGATGCGCGATTCGCCGCGCGAGCGCTCGGCGCTGGTGAGCTGTTCGAGGGCGCATCGACGCCCCGCCGGCTTTTGGGCTCGCTCGGAATAGCCATGGTGGGCGTCGGCTGGGTGCTCCTGCTGGGCATCGTCCTTTAGGGGTCCGGCATGGGATTCTACCTGCAAGACGACATGTGGGAAGGCGCGTCGGTGCTCCCGCGCAAGCAGCGCGACGAGGTCGTCGGCGCTCTCGCGCAGCTCTATTTCGACGGCACGGAAGCGCCGCTCAAGGGGGCCGCGCTGGCCGTCTTCCTCACATGCAAGGAGCGCGTCCTTATCGCGAAATCGCGCTCCGAGGCGTCGTCGCGGCCGAAGCCGCGGGCGAATCGAAAGCGGAACAAAACGAAATCAAAAGCGAATCAAAGCGATATCAAACGCGAATCAAAATCGAGCCTTCCTATTAAAGAGGGAGAGGGAGATAGAGAAGAAGACACTGACGTGTCTTCTATCCCCCCAAACCCCCCGGAGGGGGACTCGCGTGAATTCCACGCCCTCGGCTTCGTCGACCCCGACGACCTGCCGAGCGACGAGCCGGGCGAGTTCGAGCGGTTCGCCGCCGAGTGCATCGACGCCTTCAACGCCGTCACCGGCAAGGACTACCGCTCCTCGGGCGGAAAGGACTGGCTCGACCTTCGCCGCATCTACGACTCGGGCCGCACCGTGGAAGACGTGCGCAAGGTCGTCGCGGCGAAGCAGGAGCAATGGGCGGATTCCGACATGGCGAGGTTCATCAGGCCGTCGACGCTGTTCGGCGCGAAGTTCGAGGAGTACCTCAACGAGGGCGAGGGGGCGGCATCCGATGAATCGGATTGGGACTTCGATTGACGATATCACCGAGCGCATCGCGGCAATCCGCGCCTCGATAACGCCCGAGCGCCAGGCCGAAATCGACGCCGAGATCGCGGCCGAGCGCGCCCTTGAGGCGAGGCGCAAGGTGGTCGCGGTCGGGATGCCCAGCATCTTCGAGCGCACGCCGTTCGGCAAGGCGCCGAGCCGCGCGCGCCGCTGGGCCGAGAATGCCTGGGACGGCTCGCCGCGCAACCTCGTCGTGATGGGCGATTCGGGCGCGGGCAAGGCCGAGGTCGCATGCGCCATCCTCGCCGAATCGGCGACGCGCGTCCCTTGCCGCTTCGCCACCTTCGGCGACGTGCTGCGCGGCGTGCGCGACACCTACGGCGCGGAGGGCAGCGAGTCGCGGGCGCTGGCGCAATGGACCGGATGCCGAATCCTGTGCCTGGACGACATCGGCAAGGAGAAGCCGACCGCCGACGCGCTCGAGAAGCTCTTCGCGCTGCTCGACGCGCGCTACCGCTCGGGCAAGCCGACGATCTTCACGACGCAGTACCAATCGCCCAAGGAATTGGGGCATCGGCTCATGGAGAGCGGCGGAGACAAGCCCACGGCGCAGGCGATCGTGCGCCGCGTGTTCGGCGGCGGGGAGTACCAGGCGGAAGTAGTGCGATGTTAGGAGCGAAATGAGGATTTGGGTAGTGAGCACGGGCAGCGGCCCCGTCGCGGCGTACGACAGCTTTTCGGCGGCCCGCAAGTACGCCGCGTCGCTGAAGGCGGCGGGAATCTCGATGGTGACGGTCAAGTCCGTGAACCTCCACAGCGTCGGGGCGATGTGATGGCGACCGCCAGGCGGAACAAGCGCACCGGCGCCTGGGAGGTCCGCTGCTACGCGGGCATCGACCGGGCCACCGGCAAGAAGCGAAACCTTTCTCGCACGCTGCCGCCCGACGCCTCGGGGGACGAGGTCGCGGCGGCCAAGGCCGACCTCGACCGGATCGCGGCGTTCTGCCGCAGCGGCGGAGTTTCGTGGACGGTGGGCGGGCTGCTGCGCTACGACCTCGAAAGGCTCCCCGCTTTGGGGCTGAGCCCGACGACGGTCGACGGCTACGCGAGCTACCTGCGCTGCTACATCGAGCCGTACGTCGGGTCGATGCCGGTGGCCGATGCCAGGCCGTACGTCTTCAGCTCGCTTCTGCGGCGCATCGCGACGCGGGGCGGCAAGGACGGCAACCCGGTCTCGCCGGCGACCGCGCGCAAGGTGCTCGCGTGGCTCTCGGGCGCGTTCGGGCGTTTGGCCTCCGATGGCGTGATAGCGCAAAGCCCCGTGGCGGGCGTGAAGCCGCCGAAGCAGGCCCCGCCCGAGTCGATGGCGCTTTCCGCGGACGAGGTTCGCAGGCTTTCCGCCTGGCTCGAAAGCCACGAGGGGGAACCCTGCGCCGACGCGATATCGCTGTGCCTGGACACCGGCCTTCGCCGAAGCGAGCTGGCCGGCCTGCGCGTGGGCGACTACAGCCGCGCATTCGGCCAGATCAAGGTGGCCCGCGTGCTCGTCGAGACCCGCGGCGGCGTGGTCGAGAAGGAGCCGAAGAGCGGAACTTCGAAGCGCTGGGTGCCGGTGCCCGGGACGGCGGGCGAGCGGCGGAAGGCGGGGTCGCGCAAGGCGATTCCACGCCGATGTTCGCGACGGACGGCGGCTGCGCCGTGCGGCCGAGCGAACTGACGGCCGCATTCAGGGCCGCCGCGGACGCCGCGGGGCTGCCCAAGCGGCACCACCTGCACTCGCTGCGCCACACCTACGCGACCTGGCTCCTGTCGACCGGCACGAGCTTCAAGGAGGCACAGGAGCTTTTGGGCCATGCCAGCGCGACGACAACCCTCAACGTGTACGGGCACGTGGTGCCCGGAAGGAAATCGGAGGCCGCCGATGCCTACATTCGGTGGCGAGAAGGGAAACAGGAATGAAGAAGAAGGAAATGGCGGAGCTGTTCGACGAGCTCGGGGAATGCGCCCTCAAAACGCAAGTCAGGGCAGTCGGAAAGCAAACGTGCCGCGTCTGCCAGGAGTCGATGGAGTTCGCGCTTGTCGACGTTCGCTTTCTGCGCCGGAGTCTCCGCCGACAATACCCGCGAGCCGCTCGGGGGAATGGGCGAGGCAGACCGATGCAAGGCCATCGGGTGCATATTGCAAGCCGCAGCCGACATGGAATTGAAGGACGCGGAATGATGGAACGACGGGGGAACGACGGGCATGCCGCGGGCCGTCCCGCGGAGCGCCGGGAATGCCGACGCGAGCAGGGAGGATGCCGCAAGGCCGTCTATGCGTTCGGGCATGGAAAGGTAATGCATGGAATTGATTGTGGAAAACGCAGTGGAGAACATCGCGGGAGGTGCGTGATATGAGCGAGCTGCTCTGCCTGGCGGTCGCCGTCCTCGGCTTCGCCGGCGTGGTCGTGACGGTGTGCGTCATAGACCTCTTCGTGAGGGTGTCGCGCATCGAAGACCGCGAGGCGTATCCGCGCCTTTCGCCGTCGGTCTACGACCTCGACGAGGGAAAGCATGGAAGGAAGAGGAATGGGCATTTCTGAGAAGGTGAGCGAATCGCTCCTGGCGCAGCTCGACAGGCTCGAAGCGGTCGACGCGTCGAACGCCGACGCGCTGAGGATGGAGATATCGCGAGCCAAGGCGGTGCAGGGAATCACGGCGCAGCTCATAGCCAACGGCAACATGACGCTCGAAGCGTGCCGCCTGAAGCTTGAGTACGGCGAGATGAAGGTGCCGAAGGGGCTTCTGGGATGACGCGCGGTGTTTGGGGCGAGCGCGAAGAGCGGTGGCTTCGCGAGAGGTACGCCTACGAGCACGCGCCGCAGCTCGTCGCCGAGTTCGAGCGGGAGTTCGGCAAGAAGGTGAGCAAGGGTGCGCTCTACACCCGCGCGAACAAGCTCGGGCTGCTGAAGATGGCGCGCGACTTGCCGCCCAAGGCGGTGCGGCGAATCACTTGGTGCCGCGAGCCCGAGATGCAGGAGTGGATGGAGAGCAACGACCGCGGCCAATGCGAGACCGAGCTTTCGCGCGAATTCGCCGAGGCGTTCGGCTTCCCCCTGTCGCATCCGCAGATCTCGCTCTGGCGCTCGACGAACGGGAGGACGGTGAAGTCGAGCCACGGCGGGAGGAAGCGCCGCCCGGTCGGCGCCGAGCGCTACGACGAGCGCAAGGGCCACGTCCTGGTCAAGGTCGCGGAAAACCCGACGGCCCCGCAGACGAAGGACAATTGGCGGTTCAAGCACCACGTCGAGTACGAGAAGCATTTCGGCCCCATTCCCGAGGGATGCGACGTGGTGATGGCGAACCGTGACAAGCGGGACTTCCGCCCCGAGAACCTCGTCGCGGTGCCGCATCGGCTCATGTCGCGAATCAACTCGCCCGACAGCCCGCCGTGGGACGACGCCGAATCGCTCCGCGCGTGCGTCGCGTGGTGCGAGCTCGACGCGCGCGTCCATTCGGCGGAGATGGCCACGCCGCGCGCCTGCGGCGTGTGCGGCAAGACGTTCACGCCGCCGCCGAGCGCGATGCGGTCCGCGCGCCTGCGGAACATGAAGACGTGCCCCGAGTGCCTCGCGGCGGGGAAGAAGAGCCGCGGCGAATCGAAGCGGGCCGAGCGCCGGACCTGCGAGGTATGCGGCGAGCCGTACATGGCGCTTCGGAGGTCGCAGCGCCGTTGCCCGAGGTGCATCGAGGAGCTCCGGGGATGCACCGTCGAGTACCACAGGAGATGCGCGAGCGGCATGGGATTGATTGAGGAGAAGGAAATGGTGGAAATCGAAACCGTATGCGCGGCTGACATGCTGCCCGTACGCGCCCACGAGGCAGATGCGGGAGCAGACCTCAAGGCGGCGCGCGACGTGGCAATCAGGCGGGGCGATACGGCCAAGGTGTCGACGGGTGTGCGCGTGAGCATCCCCGAGGGCTGCTTCGGCCTGCTGGCCGCGCGAAGTTCGCTTTGCGGGCGCGGCCTGATGATGCTCAACGGCGTCGGCATCATCGACAGCGGCTACACGGGAGAGGTGCAGGTGCCGCTCGCGAACATCGGCAATCGGACGCAGCGCGTCGCTGCGGGCGAGCGCGTCGCCCAGCTGGTAATAGTACCGTGCGAGCTGCCGACATTCCGACGGGTGGACAAATTGGAAGACACGGAGCGCGGCGAGGGCGGCTTCGGAAGCACGGGAGTGGAGTAATGGGCCGCGAGATTAATCCATTCATCATCCCATTTCCCGTGACCATCGTGACGGATGAGGCCGAATTCGCCGAATGCGTGAAAAGCCTCGGAGCCGAGCCGCCGAGCATCGAGGGCGATGCAATCACGGTGGCCGTCAGGGACAAGGGCGTCGTCGTGTGGGTCGATAAAGGGCTCGAGCTCGGAGCGTTGGTCGGGGCCGCCGCGCACGAAGCCACGCATGCCGCGCTCGATCTGCTCTCCATGATCGGGGAGGAGGACCCTGGCTGCGAAATCATGGCGTACATGGTGCAGAGCATCGCGGTCGGGATATTCATTGCTTGCGGAAGCACGGGGGTGGAGTGATGAAAGACTTGAAAAGCGGCATCGAGCACCTCAAGCAAGCGAAGGCGCACATGAGCAAGGCGAACGGCATCATGAGCAATTGCATCTCGAAGCTCAAGTTTCTCGAAGAGGAGAACGCCGAGCTGAGGGCCAAGCTCGCAGATTGGGAGGGCAACGCCGAGGGCTTCGAGCCCGACGCGTACATGAAGCTGCCGCTGGATGCGGACGGAATCGCAATCAGGCCCGGGGACAAGATTTATTTCTGCGGCGACCCCGAGGGCTTCGCGCTCAAATGCATCGCGGTCGGGTGGCCGCCGTGCCCGGTTGAGTTCGTCGATTGGGAAGAGACGGGAACGACTGCGTGGGAAGAAGGCAGTGCCTTCACGCATCGCCAGCCGAAGCCCGAGCCAGCCGACAGCTGGGAGAAGCTGGAGGAGGACGCGAAGCAACGCATATGCTCCTATTTTGGCATCGACCAAGAAAATGCGTCGTGCGAAGACTGTCCGTACGGGTCAAGTCGTACTGGCCGCACATGCTGGCAGAACGCCAGCCTCGACATGATAGCTCGCGCCAAGAAGCTCGCGGGCATCGAAGGGGAGGCGCAGCGATGAGGAGCCGCAACTGGGCGAAATACGCCTGGTGGGCCTTGGCAGCGCTTGAGGCGCTAATAATGTTTGCAGTTCTCGTCGATGGGCAAGACCCGTATAAGCACCAAGTGCTGATGATGCTGGCCGTCCTTCTTTGCTACGCCTGCGATATCAAGGAGAGATTGGAATGAAGGTAACCGTAATCACCGCCACGACAAACCCGATGGACGTAATCGGCATCGCGGCGGGCATGTGCTACGGCAAGCCAACGCCGTCGCCGAAGCGCGTGCGCCGTTGCGCCAAGGCAGGCCACATGAGCGTGTTCGAGCACGCGTCGGCCACGTTCATAGTTGAGGGCATCAGCCGCGCGTGTCTGGCGCAGCTCACGCGGCATCGAATCGCGTCTTACTCGGTCACGTCGCAGCGGTACTGCGAGGTCGGCGGAAATGACTGGTACGTGACGCCGCCGAGCGTCGTCGGAACCGACGCGGAGTCGCGATTCCGCGCGCAGACGAGCGACGCCATGTGGTCGTACCGAGCCGCAATCGACGAGGGCATGAAGCCCGAGGACGCCCGCTATCTGCTGCCAGAAGCCACGAAAACCTCGCTCGTTATGACTATCAACGCCCGCAGCCTGCAGAACTTCCTCACGCTGCGCCTCGACAGCCACGCGCAATGGGAGATTCGCTCGCTGGCGGCGGAGGTCGAGTGGGTGCTGATGGATCACAACAAGCAATGGTACCAGCTGATGGAGCTGCTTCAGGAGGTGCGAAATGGTCATTGTTGATGAAGGCCGCAGGAATCTTGCCAAGTGCCTGCGAGGAAGCAATGCGAGACAAGTCATCGTCGACGAGCTGGCCGACATGCAAACGACCGTGCTCGACCTCACCGAGACCACGCGGACGGTGCACGGCGAAGAGGTGCGCGGCTGGGAGTGCCGTGAGTGTGGCCAGTCCTGCGAGGAGATGTACGGGAGCTATGAGTACTGCCCGCATTGCGGGAGAAAGGTGGTTCGAGATGGCGATTAGCGACGAGAAGCGCAGGGAGATTGCGCAAGAGCTTCGCCGTTACGCGGTCTACGGCGAAGACGAGACGCTGCTCGGGTGGTGGGTGAGGCTGCATTTCATCGCCACGGGCGATGACGACTTCCCCGACATGCGCTCGCTGTTTATGCGCCTTGCTGGACTGATTGACCGCGCGGAGGTGGACGATGATTAGCGACGAGAAGCGCTGCGAAATCGCCGCGAGCCTGCGCGAATCTCGCGATTTCATCAGCGGCCTGCCGAGCGCGTCGCTTGAACAAAACGCCTTCGACACGTTCGAGCGTATCCTCACGTGCGTGGACTACGAGCAAGGAAACATCTTCGACTACCTGGCCGACCTCATCGACCGCGAGACGTGTCGCAACGCGTACGACGGCGACGCCATGGGCGCATGCGACAACGGCTTCGAGTGCAGCGTCTGCGGAAACCGGGTCGAGGATTACGAGGGCTACGCCGTGACGGGCGAATTCGATTACTGCTCGAAATGCGGAAGGAAGGTTGAGGGATGAGCAGGCGAAAGCAATTCTCTGCCGAAGAGCTTCGCGAGCGTCGAAACCGGCAATGGTATGAGTCTCGATGCCGTTGCGGGCATGTGGGCATCTGCCCGCTTTGCGGCGGGTATACGCGATCGGCTTCGGGCTACCACCCGAGCTGCGCGAAGAAGGCGGGCTTGACCGCAAACCGCAAGAATTGGAAGAAGGAGCAACGATCATGACGGAAGAGGAAACTTCGATGTTGACGAGCGCGAGCGACCCGGTGCACGCGCCTGCGCACTATGCCGGCGACGGCAAAATCGAGTGCAAGGCCGCGATGGGCTCGATGATGGCGGGCTACGACCTCGCGGCGGTCTGCTCAAGCGTGGCGTACTGGTGCGGTTGCGCTTTCAAATACCTGTGGCGCTGGCCCCTGAAGAACAATCGCGAAGACCTCAGGAAAGCGCGCGAATGCATCGATATCGCGCTTTCGCTCGTCGGGGAGTAAAGGAGGAAACGGAATGTCAATCAACAAGGTGATAGTCGCGGGGAACCTGACGCGCGACCCGGAGCTCCGCGAAACCGGGGACGGTCTCCAGATACTTTCTTTCGGCGTGGCCGTCAATGACCGCCGCAAGAACCAGCAGACCCAGCAGTGGGAAGACCGCCCGAACTTCGTGGACTGCGTCATGTTCGGCAACCGCGCGGCCAGCGTCGCCCGCTTCTTGTCCAAGGGCGCGAAGGTCGCCATCGAGGGAAAGCTGCGCTGGTCCCAATGGCAGGCGAAGGACGGAAGCACTCGAAGCAAGCTGACCGTCGCCGTCGACGAAATCGAGTTCTTACAGCGTAAAGAAGACGGCCAGCGCGGCATGAGCGGCGAGACCGCCGCGGCGTATCGGGCGATGGGCGTAGCGCCGAATCAAGTCGCTCCCGCCGCGCCGCTCTACGAGGACGACGTTCCATTCTGATTCATGGAGGAATTTTGACGAGATGCCCGCCTTTTGAGCGGGCATTTCCGCGTTTGGCGTGCATGTCGGTGTTACGCAGTATAGAGTATGTAACACCACATGAGAGAGGAATCGCATGGCAGAGGAATTCGACGCGCTGAAGCGCTCGCGCGCACGCGCGTATCTGGAAAGCGTCCGCGCCGAGCGCGTCAAGGTCGACGCGCTGCGCGACGAGCTCGCGGCCGAGCGCGAATCGATGGAGCCCAAGGGCATCAGGTTCGACAAGCTCGGCGGCTGCTCGTCGGCGTACGCGGACGCGATTCCCGACGGAGTGTCGCGCCTTGAGGCGATGGCGGAGAGATATTCGGAGCGCGAGCGCGGATACATCGAGGCCTCGTCGAGGGCGCGCGAGGCCATATCCGCCGCCCGGTCGGCGAAAGGCGCGTCCGTGCTCATGCGCCGCTACCTTCTCGACGAACCGTGGTGCGAGGTCGCCGCCGACGTCGGATGCAGCAGCCGCACCGCGATGAGGCTCCACGACGAAGCCCTCCTCGACGTGTACGAATCGATGCCGCACGAGTGGCGCATTCCCCGCCATCCCGCCGTGTGATTCGATTCTTGTCGCATTTTGGCGGCTTTTGTCACATTTTGGCAGCTTTTGTCACAACATGTCACATCGACGATATGGATACTTATTGAATGCGAAAGCCGTCTGGAACCAGGCGGCTTTTCTATTTCCGTCGCGGCGTTCTCGATTCCTCTTCTCGCGCCGCGGCGATTCATGGATCGTCTCGACCACGACGGGGGCGCTATGACTCTTCTTCAGCTAGGCCAAATCGCAGCCAAGTACGAGACGGAGATGGCACACGCCATGCTCTTCGCCGTCGCCGTGGCGAAATGCTACGGAGGTGGCAAATGGATAAAGGATATTGCCTGATGTGCGGCAACCTGCGCGACGTCTACGGCGGCGTGTGCAGGCAGTGCCAGGAGGACGCCCGAGTGACGCGCAACGCCGCGAGGCTTGAGCAAGACGCCAGGGCACGCGCCAAGGAGCGGAAGAGCTCCCGCTGATGGCGACGAAGTCGCGCTACGCGAACGGCCACGCGCGCCGCAAGGTCCGCGCCTGGCTCAAGGCGCAGGGCAGGCCGTGCTGGCTTTGCGGCCAGCCGATAGACTACTCGCTCCCGGCCGGCCATCCGATGAGCTTCGAGGTCGACGAGATAAGGCCGGCGTCGCGGGGCGGCTCGGTAATCGACCCCGCGAACGTCGCGCCGGCGCATCGCATATGCAACGAGCGGCGCGGCAACAAGAGCGTCGCCGACATGAAGGCGGCGGCGGGGCCGCGCCCCCGAGACGTAGGATGCAAAACAAGCAGACGCTGGTGACCTGGGGGTATGCCCCTCCCACCCGCCATAGGGCGCGCCCGGGGGCATTGCGCCTTTTTTGCGCACGCCCGAAAACCGAGTCCATACAGAGGAGGCGATGCCCGTGACGAGCATGTCGAAGAAGCCGCGCGGGACGCCTTGGAGCGACGACGAGCGCAGGTTCGTGCGGGAGGCGTATCCCGGCCTCGGGCCTGCGGCGATAGCGCGGAAGCTCGGCCGCTCGCGCTCCGGCGTCTGCGCGCTCGTCGCCAGGATGAAGGAGTCCGGCGAGATCTCCGCCGCCAAGTCCATACCGGCGACCGCCGCAATGGCCGGCCCGAGGACCGCGCCGGCGCCCGACGAGGACGGCCGGCAGGACACGCTGGGGCGGCTGCGGTGGGTGCGCAGCCTGCTCGAACGGCAGCTCTACGACGCCGAGACGACGCAGGCGGCGCGGCTCGCCAAGGAGTACCGGGAGACGGTCGAGGCCATCGAGAGGATGGAGAGCGCGGAAGGGGGCGGCGCGGATGACGGTCTCGACGCTCTCGCCGGCGCAATCGCCCGCAAGCTCGGCTGAGCCGCGCCTCCGCCGCGTCCTTCCCTACGCGGACACCATCGGAGACGTCGCCGTCGCGGCGGCGCCCTCCATGGGCTACGAGCTCGTGCCCTGGCAGAGCCAGCTCCTCCTGGACATGGGCGCCGTCGACTCGTGCGGCAAGTGGGTGCACCCCCGCGTCGGCATCAGCGTCGAGCGCCAGCAGGGCAAGTCGGTCGACCTCATCGTCTGGGTGGCCGTGCTGGCGGCGCTCGCCGGCTACAAGGTGCTGTGGACCGACCACAACTACTCCACGACAATGGAGATGCTCGAGCGATTCCGCAAGATATTCGGCCGCAAGCCCGGCGACAGGGTGCACGGCATGCCTGGCTGGCGCGACCGGCTCTCAGACGTCTGCTCGCAGACCGGCCAGGAATGGATGGCATTCTCCTCAGGCGGCGTCATCCAATTCTCCACCCGCACGAAGTCGTCGCGCCTCGGCTTCTCCTTCGACGTCGTCGTGTACGACGAGGCGCAGGAGCTGCGCAACGAGCACACGCAGGTCATCAACCCGACCACCACGTCGGGCGACAAGCACAACCTTCAGCTCATATACGCAGGGACGCCGACGCGCGCGGGAAGCCCCGCCGAGACGTTCCGCGAATTAAGGGAGCAGGCATGGGAGGGCGGCGAGAAGGCCGACGACCTGCTGTGGCTAGAGTACGGCGTCGCCGAGATCGGCGACATCTGGGACAGGTCGAGGTGGCCGAAGGTCATGCCGTCGCTCGGATACCACGCGGACCCGCGCGCCATCGCCGTCGGCATGAAGGACATGGACGAGCTAGGCGCCGCCCAGGAGTACCTCGGCTATTGGCTCCCGCCGAGCGCGCAGACGGAAAGCCCGCTCATCGGCGAAGACCTGTGGCGCTCGACGCTCATCCCGCCCGAGGCGGTGCCCGCCAGGTTCTCGAAGCTCGCGTACGGCGTGAAGTTCAGCTCCGACGGCGGCTCGGTCGCGCTCGCGGTCGCCGCGTCGGACGGCATGGCCGCCCATATCGAGCTCCCGTTCTGCGAGCCGACCGCCCGCGGGACGAAGTGGCTCGTCAACTGGCTCGCCGTGCGGGCGAACAAGGCGTGCTCCGTCGTCGTGGACGGCAAGAGCGGCGCCGGCTCGCTCTGCGACAGGCTGCAAGAGCTCGGCACGCCGAGGGGCTACGTCATAAGGCCGACGACCGACCAGGCCATCACCGCGGCGAACCTCATTTTCGAAGCCGCCGGCGACGGCGGGATAACGCACATCGAATGCCCCGCGCTCGACCTCTCCGCCGCGACGGCGACCCGCCGCGAGATAGGCAAGGGCGGCGGATGGGGCTTCGGCGGCGACAACTCGACGCCCATCGAGGCGGCGGGCCTCGCGCTGCTCGGGCTCGCAACATCCAAGAGAAACCCGAAGAGGAAGGCGAGAGTAACCTGATGGCAATCTCAATCCCCTATGCCGTCGCGTCGGCCGAGGGCCTTTCGGCGGAACACCGCGAGACGGTGCTCGAACTGCTCAACAACTGGCAGTCGCACTACTCTGGCAACGTCGTCCGCTCGCAATACTACGAGGCGCGGAACATGCTCAAGGATCTGGGCATCGCGGTGCCGGATTCGCTGCAAGGCCTCGAAGTGGCCTGCGGCTGGGGGTACAAATGCGTCGAGGTGATGCGCGACCACGTGTCGTTCGACGGGTTCACGTCCCCCGAGGACTACGACACGGAGAAGCTCCTGAAGCAGGTCGCGCGCCGCAACTTCATGCCGACGCGCGTCGGGAAGGCCGTCAACTCGGCGCTCAAATACTGCTTCAGCATGTGGGTGGTCACGTCTGACGAGGAAGGCCACGCGCGCATATCGGCGTACCCTCCAACGCTTTGCACCGGCATATGGGACGATGTCGGCGAATGCCTGTCGGCTGGCATGTGGGTCGTCTCGTTCGCGAAGGAGCGCGGCCGAAAGACGAACAGGCCCGATTGGGTCGACGTCATGCTCGACGACTGCCTCATCAGGCTCCGCGCCGACGGGGACGGCAGATGGTCCGCCGAGTACGTCGAGCACGGCCTCGGCATCGTGCCTATGTTCGTGATGCCGTACAACCCGGACGACGACCGGCCGTTCGGCGTGTCGCGCATTAACTCCGAGGTGCGCTGGCTCATAGACTGCGCCATGCGCGCGAGCGTGAACGAGGAGGTCGCCGCCGCCTTCGCGGCGTCGACGCAGAAATACCTGCTCGGCACCGACGGGGACGCCTTCGAGGATAAGACGAAATGGAGCGCGTTCATCGGCTCCATCTTCGAGGTCTCGATGAACAGCGAGGGGCAGATTCCCCAATTCGGCCAGCTCACGCAGCCGAGCATGCAGCCCATGACAGAGCATTTCTCAAACCTCTGCAAGCGCATGAGCGCCGCGACCGGCATCCACGCCGGCCAATTCGGAATCGTCGGGGACAACCCGAGCAGCGCCGACGCCATCTACCTGGAGAACTCGCCGCTCATTCTCAAATGCAAGACCTTCATCAAGGAGGCGAAGGCCGCGCTTTCCCGCGTGGCGATCGCCGCCGCCGCGACCGAGCTCGGGAAGAGCTACGCCGAGGCCGAAGAGGCTTGCGACGTGTCGGTCAATTTCCTCAATCCCGCGATGCCGACGCTCGCGCAGCAGACCGACAGCTCCATCAAGCTCGCGTCCGCCGTGGACGGCTTCGCCGGCACGCCGACGTTCTGGCGCCTGAACGGCCTGGACGACGACGAGGTGAGGAACGTCATGTCGTAGATAAGGCGCAACGTCACGCGCTCCGCCGCGTTCGACCTGATTTCCGGCGCTTCCCAAGATCAGGCGAAGACGGCGGCATCGGATGATTAGCTCGGCCGAGTTCGCGGCGTACAACCGCGCGGTCGCGCGAATCGGCGACAAGGCCGCGTCCGACGTCGAGGCATCCGTGCTCGCCTGGTGCCGCGCCAACGCCTCGGCTAGCGTGGCCGAGAAGCGCGAGGCCGCCAAGCTCATCATGGATGGGTACATCCAGGGGTACGACGACATCGCCGCGACGCTCGCCGCCGAGTGGTACGACCACCGCGCGCAGAAGAGCGGCGTCGCGCTCGATCAGGCAATAACCATGACGACGTACAAGCCGGAATCCGTCGACGACGTAGCGCGGTACCAGGCGAAGAAGCTCGCGAAGGGCGGCGACGCCGAATTCGCGAAGGCGTGCGGCGAGTTCGCCAGGAACGACGCCTTCCGGAGCCTGAACGAGACGATCATCGCGAACGTAGGCCGCGACAGGGACAAGGGCGCGAGATTCGCCCGCGTTCCGACGGGCTTCGAGACCTGCACGTTCTGCCTGATGCTGGCGAGCCGCGGCGCGGTCTACCACACGAGGAAGTCCGCGGGCGAGTTCAAGCACTTTCACCGCGGGTGCGACTGCAAGGTGGTCCCGAGTTTTGAGAAGGACCCTATGGCGACTCTTGTCGATGGACATGACCCAAAGGATGAACTGCGAAGGTGGACGCGTATTGAAAACGCACGACGCCAATCGAGGGAGCTGATACAGTATTCGGGCGATTTCGAAAAAGATACCACTGCAGCAGTTCGGGCATGGATCGATCACGACAGCGTCGATATGTATAGAGCTACGATTGGCGAATACCTCGCATCGTTGAATCCAACAAACGTAATAAAGACCGAGGATTACGTTGTCCCAATGCCAAAAGAGGTCATGGAGGCCTATTGGCTGTCTCAACTAGGGATGCCTATTGAATTTCGCTGCGACTTTAAGCATATCAAAACCGACGGAAACACTTCCGATATCAAAGTTGGAGGGGTTACGTGCGATATGAAGCAGATTAAAAGCGCGAGCGTTAAGAAAATGAAGCGAAGGATTACTGAAAAGATACCGAGACAGGGGCCTGTATTCATGGTTGACATCAGCGAATCCCCGATGACGTTCAATGCCGCCGAAACGGCGTTGTCTCAATTGCTCGATGACCCCTGTATCGAGAGAATCTATCTTACGAATGGTAAGAGAATAGAGGAGTTGAAAAAATAAGCACCCATTGGGCTACTCTGGCTCAGGTCGCCTGGGCTCCCTCTGGGTGCAAAGTAATTGTATCACAGCATCGGGGCGTGGCGGAACAGGCAGACGCGCCAGTTTCAGAGGCTGGCGGGCGCAAGTCCGTGCGGGTTCGAATCCCGCCGCCCCGACCAACGATTCCAGGTAAGGCCGTTGGGCTTTACAAAGGAGGAACGCATGGCATCAGATGATTTCGAAGTTTTAGCCTTCAAGATTCTCTCGTATCTCTACCGATGTATGAAGAACGGCAAGAAGGCCGATATCGCAGCGCTGCGACAGCTCGTCGGATGCAACGAGGCGTATTTCGGCGCAGTCGTCAGGAGCCTTCAATCGAAAGGGTACGTCGAGGGCTTCGCTTTCGACGGCTTCTCGGGCGTCGTCATCGACTCGCCGAGCCTGGCTGCCATGTCTGATCCCGCGATCACCATGGATGGGGCGATCTTCGTGAGCGAGAACTCGCGAATGCGCAAGGCAAAGGACTTTGCCGGACACGCATTCGAGGTCGCGCTTTCTGCGGCCATCCAGACGGCAACATCGCGTATCTAATCGCGCCCAACGCAATCGAATAGCTATCGCCGTAGGCCCTTCGGGGCCTTCGTTGATTCAAGCCATCCGCACGGGTGGCTTTTTTCATACTCGGAAGTGCCCCGCACGGGGCGAGACGAGGCGCCGCACGGCGCCGGACAGGAGGAAAGCATGGAGAACGCAGGCCAGGACCCGGCAGGACAGCAGGCGCAGGCAGACCCGCAGCAGGCGGCGGCAGACCCTCAGCAGGCCCAAGGCGGCTCCGAGGGCAAGGACTACAAGTCCCTCTACGAGGACGCCGTCAAGGAGTCCCGCAAATGGGAGAAGCGCTCGAAGGACAACCTCGAGCAGCTCAACGCCCTGAAGCAGTCCCAGGGGAAGCCCGACCCGACCATCGAAGAGCGCATCGCCGCGCTCGAGAAGGAGAACGGCGACCTCAAGGCGGCGTCGGCGCGCGCGAAGCTCGTCGATTCCGTGGCGAAGGCGACCGGGCTCGACCGCGCGATCGTGGCGACCCTGAGCGGCGCCGACGAGGAGTCGCTCACCGAGCAGGCCGAGGCGATCGCGGCCATCGCGAAGCCGCAGGGCGGCGCGCCGCGCGTGCCGGAAGCCGGCCAGAAGCAGAATCCAGGCAAGCCCTCCAAGAAGGACATCCTCGGAATCGAGGACAAGAAAGAACGCATGACCGCCATCGCGGCCAACATCGACCTCTTCAAGTAAGGGGAGAAAGGGGCCAGAATGCCCGATATCAAGACCCTCGCAGCAGCGCGCAACGTCGACCTCGTCAACACCTTCACCAAATCCATCGCCAAGCTCGCGAAGATGCTCTCCGCCTGCGACCCCATCAAGGCGAACGTCGGCGAGACGCTGCACCAGAAGAAAATCACCGGCAAGCTCTCCGAGACCGCCTACGTCGAGGGGCAGGAGATTCCGGAGTCCAAGTACACCTGGGCCGACGTGACGACCTACGAGGTCGCGATCAAGCCCTACCGCAAGAAGACCACCTTGCAGGAGATCAAGAAGCGCGGCTACGAGGCCGCCGTCGACGCGACCGACTCCGCGATGATTTCCGACATCCAGCGAGGCATCAAGAAGGACTTCGTCAACGTGCTCGCCGGCGAAGGCACCACCGCCGTCACCGGCAAGAACCTCGTCGCCACCGCCGCGAACGCGTGGGCCGCGCTCGACAACCTCGTCGAGGACTACTCCTTCGGCGACGTCGACGTCATCTACTTCGTGAACCCCGTCGACTTCGCGAAGCAGATCGCCGACTCCGAGGTCTTCTCCGCCTTCGGCATCTCCTACATCGAGAACTGGGCGGGCCTCGGCACGCTCGTGTCCACCGGCTCCGTCGCCGCCGGCACGATCTACGCCACCGTGAAGAACAACATCAAGGTCTACACCGCGAGCACCGAGGGCGACGACCTCTTCGGCTTCTACACCGACGAGTCCGGCTACATCGCCATCAACCATTCCAGCGAGCTGAAGAGCCTCGCATACGACACCGTCGCGTACACCGGCATCACCTTCTTCGCCGAGTACATCGACATGGTCGTGAAGGGAACCATCGCAGCAACCGCGTAAAAGGAGAGCAAATGATCGCAACCGTGACATACCCGTACCGAGACCGCGAGACGTACGAGATCCACCGCACCGGCGACGAGGTCGAGCTGACCCCCGAGCGCTTCGCCGAGCTGTCCGCCGCAGGCTACGTCGACGCCGCCGAGCAGGCCGCCGAGCCCGAGCCGGAAGAGCCGGAGAAAGCCGAGGCGGACGAAGCCGACGAAGGGGCGCCCAAGGAAGCGAAGGGCGTCCACGAGATGACGGCGGCGGAGATGCGCGCCGAAATCGAATCGATGGACGGCTTCGCGCCGAAGAAGGCGACGAAGGCTCAGCTCGCCGAGCTTTTGGAGCAGCTGTGAGCGAGGAATTCGCGACTCTCGCGGACTACGAGCTGAGGTATGGCGCGGTCGCCGACGGCGACGGGGACAAGGTCTCCACGCTCCTGTCGGACGCGTGCGACATGCTGCTCGCGGCCTACGAGTCGCGATGGGGCGAATACAGGCAGGGCGAGCACGGCGCATTCGACCGCGCCGCCTGCGCCGTGGCGTGCTCCATCGTCTCGCGAGCCGCGAACGTGCCGCTCGGCCTGGCCGGCGCCTCGCAGTACAGCCAGACCGCCGGCAGCTACAACGCGTCCGTGACGTTCGCCAACCCGACCGCCGAGCTGTGGGTCGGCAAGGCCGACCTGAAGCGGCTTGGGCTGGCCGGGTGCCGAATCGGCAGCATCGACGCGATGACGGGGGCGGACCGTGCTTAATCTCATCCCGGACGAGGAGGTCGCGGTAATCCGCGATTCCGCGAGGCTCGACGACCTCGGCGAGCCAATCGATTCGCGGCCGTCCCGCGAGGCCGTGCGCTGCGTGGTGTGCCCCGGCTCCACCTCCGATTTGGGGGCGGAGCGGCCCAACGGCGCGCGAATCGCGTACACGCTGCATTTTCCGAAGACGTACGAGGGCGACCTGCGCGGCTGCTCGGTCGAGGTGCGCGGAGAGGCGTTCGCCGTGGTCGGCGACCCGATGCGCACGACCGAGGCGGCGACGCCAGGCGCATGGAACATGGCCGTCGAGGTGGCGAGGGCGGATGGGTAGGTTCAAGGCGGACCGCGCGGGATACGCCGCGCTCATGAACTCCGCGCCCGTGCAATCCATGGTCGAGCGCAAGGCGCAGGCCGTGAAGGCGGCCGCGGACGCGGCGCTCTCGGAAGGCGGCTACGACTTCGAGGGGCACGAGGTGAAGGATTTCGACGGCGTCCTCGCGAGGGGGCGCGTCGTGCGCACGAAGACAGACCAGGCGCGCTACGGCGAGGCGAAGCGCAAGACGCTCTCGCGCGCGCTCGATTCGGCGAGGGGGTAGCGAATGGACGTTGAGGCGGCGGTCGCGCGCAGGCTCGCGCAGGCCGCGGGAGTGCCAGGGTTCCTAGAGGTGCCGGAGGAAATGCCCGACTCGTTCATCAGCGTCGAGCAGATCGGCGGCGGAGGCTCGATGTTCGAGCCGTGCAGGCTCGCCGTCGACTGCTGGGCGAAGAAGAAGGAGCGCAAGAAGGCGCGCGCCCTCGCCGAATCGGTGGCCGCGGCGGTGGTCGACCTCGACGAGGAGGCCAACTTCTTCCATCCGGAAGTGACCAATTTCTACCGCGAGAACGACCCGGACACGGGCCGCTCGCGGTACATCGTGCAGATCCAGATATGGGTCTGCGAATAGCAGAAAGGAAACAGCATGGCAGAGGCCAATGGCAACAACCAGGCGAACGTCAGCTCCGCGAAGGGCGTGAAGGGCGGCTACATCTTCTCCGCGCCCGAGGGGACGGCGCTCCCGACCGACATCAAGACGCCGCTCGACCCGGCCTTCAAGTGCCTCGGCTTCATAAGCGAGGACGGCTACGTCGAGACCGTGGACGAGGACTCCGACGACATCCCCGACATGAACGGCGACATCATGGACTCGACAAATTCCAACCGAGTCGAGTCCGCGCAATTCACGCTCGCCGAGATCAAGGCCGAGACGCTCAAGCGCCAATACGGCGAGAAGAACGTGACCGACGCGAACGGCGTCATCACGGTCAAGCACAACTCGAACTCGCACGACATCTTCAGCTACGTCTTGGAGCTCGTGCTGAAGAAC